AAGATCGTCAGCTTCACGTCTTCGACGGGGATCGGATACATCATCCCGCGGAGACGCAGATACTCGTTGGCCTTCCGCACATCGTTGGTCCGCAGCCCGGCGCAGATGATTTCGGTGAGGACCTCGAGCTGGCCAACGGAAAGCTTGCGAGTGTCGAGCTCGTAGACGGTGATCGGCTCGCCGTTCTTCATGCCCTTGAGCGGCAGCGCCGTCCGCAGCGGGAGCTCCTCGTCTTCCTCGAAGATGTCGCGCCACTCGCGGTAGTTGGGACCAAGCGGGGTGAGCACTGCGGTGAACTTACTGAATCCGTCGTAGATCATTTGCGTCTGAAGTCATCGCGGTTCGGACACAACGCGTGGTGCGGGACACGTTCAACGCGCAGCACAGGCTGCGGAAATGCTTTGGTGGTGTCTTTCACTTGAACAACACTGAAGGGCATCTTCTTGTCGTTGGGACTGACCCACCATTCTATGGGTTCCTTGCAGCCTCGGCACCAGCCGTCGTTGTCATAGACATATCCGGCTGCTTCGAGACCTTCTTTTGTGTTAGGGAGCGCCATAGGTCCTTCCTGCTCGCATGTGCGCTGCTGATGCATCGCGAATTTCCTGAGGTGCTGTTTGAAGCCACTGCCTACTCTTTCGGCCCATATCGATTGAGTTGTCTTTGTTGGTGCCAAGGAAAAGATGGTCGTCACGAACGCATCGACGCGTGTCGCAGCGGTGAAGAACACAAAGACCTTTAGGTACAGGTCCGTGTTTTAGTTCCCACGCAAAGCGATGAGCGAGCTTGATGCCGACGCCACGACCACCTCCCAAATAAGTGCGTCCGTAGCCCCTCGCATTGAGATCACCCTGCCAGATCCAACAGCCAGTCTTACTTTTCTTGACCAGGCTCCAGAACTTGCGGATGAAGTATGCGAAGGGCTTCGGCTTCATTCGTCGCCTTCTTCCTCCTCGAAGAGATCGGTCTGTGCTTCTTCGAGCGTGATCCAGAAGTGATTGCCCAGGTTCACGTCGGCGAACTTGGCGATGTACGGTTCGTATTTTACCTGGAAGCGGAAACTGAAGCGCACCACCTTGCGAGCGGTGCCTTCGCCTTTCCGTTCGACGAGCGCAAGATTCGCCTGCACCATGCGCGCCGCCGGAAGTGAGAGCACTTCATCCTTGTCGTCGTGCGTAAGGTAGAACTTCACGGCCTGGCCGGGGAGCTCCTTGAAGCCGAGCGTCTTGCGGCCGCGTTTCGCGATGTCGTGATAACCGTCAGCCACAATCTTCGGCAGCAACTCCTTGTGCTCTTTCTCGAGAGGGAACGACATCACGAGAGCGATCACTACGTCACCAGATTTCGGAAGCTTGCTGTAGACGGGCTTGTTGTAGAAGGCCTGCATGCGTTCTCCCACGACTGTGGGCTTCGGTGGTTGCTCAACGAGCAGCGAGCCACCCTTGCTGGGTTTGTCGAGATCCTTCACCGCATCCGCTTTGTCTTCGGGCGGCAGCATGCGCTTACCGGTTTTCTTCGGCGCGTGCTTTTTGTCAGGTAGGTCTTTGGCGCTCAATCAAAATCTCCTTCCGTTGCCGGTGCTTCTTTCGCGGGAGCGGCCGCCGGAGGAGTCTTCTTGACCTTCTTCGGCTTTTTCTTCTCGCGCGTGGGTTTATCCTTCTTTGCCATGGTTCTCCTTTCAGATTTGTACTGCTGGCGTACTGCGGTGAGGAGTCGAGTATATACCACGCCTAGGAGCGGTCAAGCTTTAGTCTTCAATAAATGGCAGACCGATGTGTGATGCATCTTCAGAACAGCGGCGATCTCTGAGACGGTATAGCCATTCCCTCGTGCTGTGGACACAACCCGGCGGCGCGCGGCGACAAGCTCCTTCCTCCTGAGCCTACAGAGGATCATGGCAGGTGGAATCTGCGTCTCCATACTTATCCCCGAGATGATTTGGGCCATTGAGGGACGCGACTCCTTGACGCCGCTTAATCCTGGGAGCCTAGCAACGAGCAGTTGCAAAGCTTTCTCTCGGCATGGAAGGCATAACTGTTCGGTCATCAATAGGACCGCCCGTAGTGGCACCACAGCGAAATCGATGTCAAATGGATTGCTCCCGTTCAGCATTAATAGTTCTCCTGAGTACTTGTGGTTTTCTAGTGGTGTAATGTACTGCAAAGAGGCAATATAGTGTCGGTGTCACACTAAATCAACAGTTTTTTCCACTTATCCTAGGTTAAAATTTCCACTACTTCCACAGGTCTCACCTGGTTTCCACAGGCAGACCCCTTGATTTTCTGGGTTCCACGATGCAATGCTTCTTCTGCCTCCTAACCCGCAAGTCAAAACCAAAAAAAAACCATCAGGATTCACTTTTTCTGTGGAAAATTTCGGAGCGGAACCGGCTTCGCATCTACGCTTCCTTTTGGATCCCAAAACCACTTCCCCTCGCCGGTGACGTAGTCTTGAATATGAACCCAGTTGCCGATCCTGACGCGCTTCTGGCCCGGCGGATAATCGACGTAGATCCCGTGGATGATCATTCTCGGTGGTGCTTCTTTCGATGGCAGTCTTCGACGTCCCGCATGCTATGCGTGCGGCGTACGTTGGTGTGTAGGGTGCCGTCTGCGAGGATCGTCTTAAAGCAATCGCACCGGCCTGGACCTAGACCACCCTGGATGTGCTCGAGATCGCCCTGGCCCGGCGCAAGCGCTCTGTGGCAGATCCCACACTGGCTCTCAACCGCAAAGACCTTCTGCCGGAGCGCGGTGACGTCGGGGCCCTTGAGGTACATGTGGCCGGAGATCGAGACGTAGCTGCGCTTCTTCGGATCGGTCAACACTCTGAGCTTATAGAGCGTGCGCGTAGCGGCTTCGTCGCGCTGGTTCTCGATCATCGCTTGGCCACCTCGTCGATCACGAACTGCGTGAAGGTCTCCTTGAACCACTGCGGATCGAAGTTGTGCCGGGCGGCTTCTTCCGCGCAGAACGCCATAGAGTGGAACATGGCGATGATCTCCTGATCGGAGATGAGATCTTTCTCCTGCGCGGCTTCGAGTTCAGCCAGGAGTGCCAGCGCCGTCGTCATGATCCGCTTCACACTCATCCGTTCCTGGTGCGTCAGTTGGTTCAGGTTCAAGCTCATCGTCGATCTCCTCGTGAATTTTAGGCGCGCTCACTCTCACCCAGGTGACACGGCCAGGCTCGCCCTGGTATCCCAGCCGTGCGCGAATCAGTTCGTGCTCCACCACCATCGCTTCGATCAAGCAGTCTGTCGCGGCCTCTTTGCCGAGCACGACCACCCAGGAGTTCCACAGCTCCAGGAAAGCTTCGAGACCGCTAACCTCGAGCTTCAGCCGGAGCTCGCCGCGCTGGATGCTCTTCGCCTTGCGAACTTCGGCCTGGTGCTTGTACGCAGCCTTTAGATCGTCGGAGATCTCAGTCATAGCTTCCCCGGGATCCCCTTCCAACTGAACTTCGGAGGCTTCGGCCGGTTGTTATCGATCAGGATCGATTCCGTCACCTGGCGGCAGTACATCATGGCTTTCTCGCGGACGTGCCAGGGGATGTCGACCATCCACCGGACGTGCCACTCGGCGCGCGACCAGGCGTGGCGGCCGAAAGTAAACGGCCGCCCTCGATCACTGATGCATGTCTGACCGCGGAATTGCTCGTCGTCACCTTCAATGATGACGACGGGCTCGTGGATTCTGGCGCGCCAGCTTTCGCTGCTCATCCTTCAGCTCCAGGTTCCCGCGGGATTGGTGTGCGGCCGTCGGGCTCAAAGTACTGATCGCCAATGCGCTTCAGGCCTACGATGTCAGGAACGCCGTCGCCGGTCTTCTTCGTGAAGCACTCGACGACGTTGCCGATCATGCCCATCTCGCGGCCTTTCGGAAAAGCCTGCTGAATGATCTTCGACCAGATCGTGAACCAGTCGCGGTTGAGCTGGATCTTGATGAACGGCACGTGCTGCTTGCTCGTCTCCGCGTGGATCACCGTGTGGATCGTGCCGGTGAGCGGGACAGCACCGGCTGGGATTCCATGGCGCGCCCCGCCACGTTCCTTGCCGGTGCCGCCCTGTTTTTCCGCTTTTGCCTCCTGCTTTGCGGATTTCGGTGTCACGTTCTTCGCTGCTGCGAGACGTGCGTCTTCTTCCTCGACGCGCCGCAGGGCGTTCTCTGCGTTCTGAGCGGCCGCTGAACCGGGCGGATGTGCGTGGTTCAGCTTGGCGTCGAGGATCTTTTGCTGTGCGGCTTTCGCGGCCGCGTAGGAATCTACGGTCTGACGCGACTGCGGCGCTACGCCGTCGACGGAGATCTGCCGACCTTCCGGCGTGAGATCCATCAGCCGCGCTTCGACTTCCTCGCTCGTGAAGATATTGCCGAGACCAGGGAATCGTTTGCGAAGGCCTTTGGCTTCGGCGCACTTCTCGAGCTGGTTCTTCGGCATGCGGTTCCAAAAGTCCGCACGCTTCTCTGTGAGATCCGCCGGTGCGAGCTCTTCCCACCACACTGTCGCTTCTGTCGCCGGTCCCGTCTTTCCGAGGATCTTCACGGTGGCCGACTCAGGGACTCGCCGACCAGCCGGAGTGAACACCGGTGGATCAAACCAGGTGAACACCGCGCTGCTGGCACCGGCGTAATCGTTCGGATAATCCGCGGCCGCGATTTTTCGATAGCCGCCAATGCCGGTGATGATCACCATGTCGTGACCACCGCCTTTGACCGGCCACATGATGCAGTAGATCTGCTTCAGGAACGGATCGAGCTTGGTCTTCTGGCAGACCTGCATGAAGATCTTGAACTCTAGCTCAGTTGTTCCCTTCGCGCAGATCTCGCGGATGTCGGCGAGTTCTTCGGCCGTCGGAACGTGCGGACGGCCATGCTTGACGATCTCGTAGTGCTGCACCTTCTGCGGCAACTGCGCCGGGCGGCGACGTCGACGACGCTCACGCGCCTTCGGCCGGTGATGCTTGATCTTCTTTTTCGTTTTCAACGGATTCCTCCACACGAGTGAATTTGTAGTTCGGTTTGATGTGAACCAGGAAGTACGCGCCGATGGAATGTTCCCCAGGCATATTCACGCCCATCAGTTTGTCGAACTTCTCCTGGGGGACATTCAGGTAACGGTAGACTCTGCGGGTGGAGTCATTCTGCTGCTTCAAGAACTCCACTTCAAGAGTTTTTGTTGCCGGATCGTACCCCACACTCCTGATCAACGCGCTGCGGATCGTCTTGCGATTCATCACTGCTCCTTTCGAGTAGTCGTCTGTGAACAAAGAAGTGCATCTGCTCGAGCGGCTTCTTGCCACGCTCGTGAGTTTCGAGATCGTGCCAGATCCCGCGCGGATACCAGAAATCAAAACGGCCGTCCACGCGGTAGTGATCCTGGGTTACCTTGAAAACCAGGTGGCCCATCTCGCGAAGTTTTTCAATTGGCCCCATAGATCCCTCAAATAATCCCGAGGAGAGGGGCCCATGCTTCCCTCTCCCCGGGTAATCGCGGCGTAGGTTCCGAGCTACGCACCGCGAAATTGGTGACGGCCGCCAGCGATCCCGTAGGTTCTGGTAGGACTCCTCACGGTCACTAACCGTCTCGAGTTGCCCTGTGGCCGTCAAAGATCAATACGTGCGCTCGAAGGTGATCTCGATTCCGCCGATCAGATCCTCGATGAGCTTCACGTCGGCATCCGTTTCGTAAGTCGCGCCGCGCACCACCACGCCGATAGCCTTCTCGTCAGGGCAGAGGTACTTCAGCTTGACCTGCATCGGGTTGACGACTCTGAACTTCGGATTCACGCGCTTCACGACGCCCTGCTGCGTGGGAATGTTCGGCGCGACATCGACTCGACTCGCGATCTCCGCGGCCTTGGCCTTGGCCTCCTGCTCTTTCACGGCCGCATCCGCTTTGTCGGCTTCCTCGATGGCACCGGCCTCGCGCAAAAGCTTTTCGCTCTCGCGCAGGGTGATCTTCTTCGCTCGCAGATCCGCGCGGATCTCTTCGACACGAGTCTTCCTGCGCTCCTCGGCCGCGGCCGCATCCTTCTGGCGCTGCACTTCGGCTTCGCGCTCGAGCGCCTGCTGCTTCTCGCGTGCGACACGATCACGTTCGGCCTGGGCGCGTTTCTCCTCGAGCTGGTCCCATTCACCCAGGCGCGGGTTCAGGACGTTCTTGCGGAGATCCTCGACCAGGTCGTAGACGCTGTTGCCTTTTTTCTTGATGTAGTCGCCGACCTCCTTCAGAACTTTCTTGTACGGCTTCAGGATCTCCTCGACGTCGTTCTCCTCCTTCTTCAATGCCGCGACGAGCTCACCGCCACGAATGCGGCTCTGCTGATCGACGATCTTGAGCTCGCGCACTTCCGTCTCGAGGTGCTGCACGCGCGCCAGGTGGTCCTGCACTTTCAAGAGTGCGATCTCGAACTTCGGCATCGCCGTCGACGGGATCACTTCTCCTTCGGGCAGCTTCTTCACGATGGCTTTCTTCTTCACAATTCCTCCATTCGTAGAGTCCAATGCTTTGTTTCACCGCGGGGACCTTGCTTCGCCCAACCATACAAAAAGATCTTGTTGCCTGCTGCGAGCCACCTTTTGTGTTCGGGGATCGCGAGGATCTTGCGCCGGTGCGCGGCGAACTGTCCACTGGTATTCGGGAAACACTGGATCAACGCCGTGGCTTTCTGATCCTTCAGGATCTGGCCGGATCCGCTACAGGTGCGGCATGGTACGCGAGCACCGGAGGCCAGTGGTTCGACCAGGACGCCGAGACCGAAACAGACGCGACACTTTTCAAACGTGTCCTCCCTGCAGGCGAGGATATCGCCGAAGCCCCACACATCCTGACGAACTCCAAACTTCATCTTGCCGCGTGGTGGAATCCACTTCTCGACAATCGCGCAGGTCCATCCGTTCTCGCGCAGGCGCTTCAGGCTTCGTTGTGTTGCGTGCGTTTTCTGTTTCATGATCTCCTCGTGGAATGGCCGGAGGGGCTGAGTCTCCGGCCGGTCAGTTAGAACCCGTCGCCACCACCACCACCCATTGTCGGGGCTTGCTGCTGGTAGCGATTCGTTTCATCGTTGATCGAGCCGACTGCTGCATCAGCGAGCTTGCCAACTATCCAGCCGATGACGCCTTGGCAAATCGCACCGCAACTGCAGTAGCTGCTGTGGCTGTCAAGGTTTCCCATTCCGCCGCCGTGGAACTCAAGGCGAAGGTGGGATGTGGAAGTAGCTGAGTGATCAGGAGTCGGAGCGGAGAAACCCGCAACGACCAGGGTCAGTGATAGAATCAACGCGAGTGCTGCTTTTCTCATTCGTGTTTTTCCTTTCGTGTGAAATTGCCGGTGCGATCACCTGGAGAGAAGCCAAGCGATTGCACCGGCAAGAGTGAAGAAGACCCAAGCCCATTCCTGCAACCAGGCCTTCAGAAATTCGCGCTGCATGCGGCGCTCGAACCGTTCCATCATGGCCGCATCACCAAGATGAACAGCAGGATCCCCGCGATCACCAGCATGGCCACGCCAAGATTGCGGAGTCGATTGCGATAACGGAACGTGATCACTTGACCCTCCTCTGCAAAAACTCGTCCCACGCCGCCTGGTCAAAGATGCTGTCGTTGATGAATGCTTCGGGATGCACGGCGCGAAATTCTTCCTTGCGCTCCGAGATCCAAAGAGTGAAACCGCACATCATTCCGCCCGGCCACAGTGCGCGATCCCACTCGAGCTGCTGCTCAGACGTGCGCTTGTGCTCCTTGGCGTAAATCACGTAGCGGGGATTCCACGTGGTTTTCGTCATTTCAGCCTCCTTTCAAATAGAGTTCCTGTGATGTAGCAAAGTGCTCCGAATGTTCCGAGTCCCGCCGGGAAGGAGTGGAGCTGCTCGCCCACTCCAATCCCGACGAGAAGACAACCGGCGAATACGATGATGAGGACGAGAACACTCACTATCGTTTCTGCCTCCCTCTCTGCGCGTTCTGAGCCTCGAGATCGAATTGGATCACGCGCAGATCCTGGAGGACCTCGTAGAGCTTGTGCAGGCGCTCACGGTGCAATTTGTCGGCGAGCTGGTAGTTGCTGTCCTTGCCGACGTAATCGCGGCCGTGTGGGGCCGCCTGCTGCAGCTTGTCATAGGCAGCGTTGACCGCCTCGGCCGCCTCTCGGTGCTGGCGGATGAGTTCGGCGGCCGCGGTGCCGTTCAGGTTGATGATCGGAATAGTGGAGATCACTTGGTCACCACCAGGGAGAGCTTGCAGTCGGTCAGACGTTTGCGTTTCAGTTCGGGTGACTTGAAGAGATTCTCCATGGCGCGCATCGCGGCCACGCGAAGAGACGATCCTCTCCCGCGGCCGGTCAGCGTGACATGACCCGGCAGGCAGTCGAATCCATGCGCCAGCAGGGTGATCTCCTTCACGTTTTTGGTGGGCTCCATCGGTCACTTCGCCTTGTTCTTCGCGCCACACACCGGGCAGTAGCGCGGCTTTTGTTCCTGGGGAGTGCCGATCATCTTCAGATTGTCCCAAGATCCAGATTGAGAGTGAGTGAGGAGCGCGAAGCCGAACACATCCCCGCATTCCGAACAGCGGAACACGGGGGTGACGTCCTGGCGGTCATCCCTCACGAGGGTGATAGTTTGCATGGGCTAATCCTTTCGGTGAGATCTGATGGCCATCATCAGGCAGCGCGTCACGCTGCGAGACCGCGGGAAGGAGAGAAGTATTCCCGCGGCCTTTCGGCCTAGGCCTTTACAAGCGCCGTGCAGAGTCGGCCGAGGTCTTGAGATGCAGCGAAGCGCGTGCTGACCGGCATCTGCTTCTGCACCTCGGTGAACGCGTTGTTCAAGGACCAGAGGGTGCGCGGTGCGAACTCCTCGTGGCGTGGTTCGTTCCATTCCTTCACGACGTCCTGAAGGAAACGCAGGGGCATGATCTGGTGGATAGCGAAGGCATCGAGGATGAAAGACTTCGCATCTTTAGGTCCGAGCTGATAATTGCGAAGCGCGCCGATCTCGTTGACCAGGATGTTCGCGTGATCGCGCCAGCGGGTCACACCGGCCATCAGTTGAGCGGTCAGGCTGAACGAGTGAGAGTGTTTCTGGCGCAGGACGATGGAGTCGCCGCGGAAGCACATGTTGTCGCAGACAAAGACGGTGACACCGGCGACGATCTGGATGGACATGGTGTGATCATTCGCGTGGCGGAAACCGAGGGCGGTCACGAACTGCTTGTCGACCAGGTGCTCGATCTTCATCACGCCGAAGAGCATCTGACCGTCGCGACGAATGGCGAACTGCTCGTGGATGATCCGCATGTTGAGAGTGGCGACGGAGCGCTCGAGAGTCTCGATGAGCTCGAGGTGCTTGACCGGCCGGAACGTGGCTGTCGGCAGTTCGGTGGGTTCGATCTTTGCGAGCTGCTCGCGAGTCACCAGGTCCGAATTAACGTGAGCCATCAGGGTTGCTTCTGCATGGGCTGTCATTGAAAATCTCCTTGTGACAGAACCTCTGGTCCCGTCGGCCTGCCCTCCAGGGAGGGCAGAACGAATTACCAGGGAACGTACGTGAGCCCAAAGAGATCGTGCTGGCACTCTTCGTAGACTTCCGGTTCGATCAAGTGCTGCTCGGCCATCTCGAAGAGACGATCCGCAACGCGATCAACGATCTTGCTGCCGAGGTCGGCCTTGGCGTCTTCCTCGGTCTCGCCCCAACCGTAGGACCGGCCGTCCTCGACTTTCGATTCCAAATAAGCGCACCAGTCGCTGCCGCGGTAGGGGATCGGCGGATGAACGAATGAGGTGATGATCTTCATACCTTCTCCAGGCCTTTCTCGGTCCACTTGTAGTTGACCGGGTCAGTGGATTCAACGACGCGCGTCTCGCGCACCAGGGTCCAGCGGGAGAAGAGGTCGCGCACATTGGCCTCGGCCTCTTCCTTCGTGGCGAACCGCAGACCGTTGCCGCACCACTTGCCGGTGCTGTCTGCGATCACTTCAGGGGCCCAGCTAACCGGCTGCTTCGCCTGGTTAGCTTGGAGTAGTCCGGTGAGTTTCTCGTGGCTCATGCCAACCTCCGAACTTTCTGGCCGTGCTTGCAGTGGGAGAAGGTGTTGCGGCCCAGGTGCGGAAGCTTGCGGCCGAAGAAGTCTTTGCAGGGGCAGAAGGTCAGTTTGTTGGGTGTGTTGTCGAAGCGAACGACCATGTACTCCACCTTGGGATCTTCTTCGCTCGTAACGTAGAAGGTTGTCACGCCCTTCACCGGATTGCGCTTTGCACGACGGACTTTCATGAGTTCACCTCCGTGAACGCTGATTCGATGACTTGCGCGATCCAGTGGAGCTGCTCGGCGCGCCGCGCTTCGCGTTCGAGCAGGAAGGCTTCGACCAGGGCGAGTTCGAGTTGAAGGTTAGCTTCCATTAGAGTTCCACCACGTCGACGTGAGTTGATCCGCAGGTCTTGCAAACGATGAAGGTTTGATCCTCGAACTCATCGCAGCCATCGAGAATCGCAAAGCGCGGAAGCCGGGAATTGTTCAATGTCCCAGTTCCGCATTCCTTGCAGATGGCCGCGAAGTTGTCTTGTGTGGGTTCTGGTTCCGGTAGGTTACTGGCTCGCATCAGGTTCCTCCTTGATTGCCGCCTCACATGCTGTACTGCACTTACAGCTACAGTATGGGGTAGTGTACTGCAGCAGGCAAGCTTTATTTGATGAGAGTTCTCATCGATTACTCCCCGTACTGTCGTACAGGTACTCTTGCCTGCAGTACCTGGCCGGTGGTACTATCCGTTCATGAACGCCGCAACTCTCTCTATTCGCTTGAGACGTGACCAGCTCAACACTATCAAAAAAGCCGCTAAAACAGAGGCGATTCCTCTTTCTCTGTTTGTACGACAGACCATGGTGCGCCGTGCGCGCCAGGTGCTGAAGAAACGCCCTTAGTCCCCGCAAAAAAGGAGGCACATGCAAGAAGCAAAGAAGTGTGAATGTGGTTGTGGAAAGATGGCCAAGCCCGGCCGTCGATTCGTCCATGGTCACAATCTGGTGATCCGCCCGAAGAAGAAGAAGGTCGCCACCAGGCTCTCGCCGCTGATGAATCAGGCGCTCAAAGCTCTGAAGGCAGATCGTGAAAAGATCGACAACCTCATCAAGGCAGTCGAAGCGTTCTACAGCTAAACCGCGCATCATTCGTTTCCGCAGGCCTGTGTGGCAGTGCATCGGGTGCGGCAAAGTCGGTGACCTATGCTGCACCTGGTGCATTGAGTTAACAGCGTACGGACAAGTCAGGAGGATCATCAGTGATACCTTTGCAAATCAAGATGGACGTCGAGCGGGATCCAATCTGGTCGGAGAGCGAAGCAGACAAGCGCTTGTTCCCCGCGGAGCTTGGAGCCGTCTCCGCGATTGGTGTGCTGCAGGATGGAACCGAAGAAGGTCGGCCGTCAGTCACATTGCGGATCGACTTCGCCGATGGATCGTTCGTGCTTGGGCAGACCACTCTGCGCCTGCTGAACATGGCGATGACAGCATTCCGCGCTAGATACGGAGAATATCTGCGGTGAGCAGGCTGATCGAATCCGCAGTTCTGTCGAAAGCAATCCGCTGGTGCGGATTCAGGATCATCTATCTTGCGAATCTGTTCACGCCGGAGCAGGAAGAGACGAAGCTCTACCGGATGCTGATGGATCAGATCAAGCACAACAATGAGCTCTCGCCACTCGACGACAGCCAGATCGCGCTGCTGCTCGGCCGCAACGTAGCTTTCACTCCTGGCACGCTCAATGAATCACTGATCGAAGAAGCGTGCTTGCGATTGCGGCGCGCGAATGGTGGCGCAAACTGGGGAGACCAACTGGAGGCAAAGCAGTGATCACCTTTCCACTTCCAAACAACGCGGTCCTGGTGGTGATCGAGCCTGGCAACATCAAGCGACTGAAAGAAGGCCAGCTGATGCGCGTCGGCCCAAGCCTGGTGGTGTTCACGCCCGACCTGAAGAAGTTCATTGAGGCGCTGGGCATCGATCTCGATCTCCCTGGACCAGGCGAGTACTTCGAGAAAATGTGCAAGATCACTCCAGAACAAATCGCGAAGGCCGTGCTCGACTGCAAAGATCTGCCCGAGGTCGACAGATGAAAATAGTGCTATCGTGAACGAGTCATGGGCGGAAAAGGATCAGGCCGGAAGCAGGACCGCAAGAAGGCGGCCGCCAAAGAAGCGAAGCGCCGCGAGATCTCGAACAGACACAAGAACTCGCTCACTCGTAAGCAGTCCACGTTTGCTGCTGAATGGGTCAAAACCAGGTCTCTCAAGAAGGCTGCGCTGGCTGCAAAGTACTCTCCGAAGAACCCTTCGCAATCAGGACAACAGGCACTTGAGGCGATTAAGAAAAAAGCTCCAGAAATCATGGACCGCATTGGACTTACTCTCGAAGAGGTCATTTATAAACATTTATGTCCACTGCTCGAAGCAGAGGAGACAAAGTTCGCTCAACACGAAGGCCAGTTCACTGACTCTGTCGACGTCGACGCGCTCGGGATCCGCCTCGGTGCAACGCGCACCGCTCTCGAGCTTCATGGAGCAATCGGCGCAGGCGCAGAGCTGGCTATTGAGGAAGGTCGCCGCGCGGGAATCGACGTTATTATCGTTGATATCCCACGCCCTGGACCCGGCTATGAAGGCGATGATGCGATCAACATCACCCCTACGAGCGGCAATGGCAACAAGCCGAACGCACCGAAACTCCCCGCAGAACCGGAAGATCCGCGGCCCAAAGACTAAAGCGCGGTATATACTACGCCCATGAAACGCCTCAGGCATGGTCAATGCGTTGGAGGCAAAGACAGTCGCGAGTACGTGTCCTACATGAAGATGCGTCAGCGCTGCATCAACCCTCGCAACAGAGCCTACAAGTATTACGGTGGCCGCGGCATTACAGTCTGCCAGCGCTGGCTAGGTCCGAATGGATTCAAGAATTTCCTCGCGGACATGGGCCCCAGGCCGATTGGCAAAAGCCTAGATCGATTCCCGAACAATAACGGAAACTACGAACCAAAGAACTGCCGTTGGCCAAAGTGCGAGTTCTGCCGAAGGATGCCAGCTACCCTCGAATGCGACTACGAGCTCTCGCGGAATCTATTAGGCGAGCCGATATTGTGTAACGCAAAGATGTGTTGGGTCTGCTCGCGCCAGGTCGGTGAAGATCGGGACTATTGCCCGAGGCACTCATGAACGTCGAAGGTCCAGCCTGCAGTGTTTGCAAGAAGACGCCGCCAGCGCGCGTGCGTGAGCGCGTCCTCGGATCCAAAGGCAATAACCGCAACTCATACCAATCGGAATACCGGCTGTGTCTCGACTGCGTGAAGGCCTGCAGCGCCGCGGGTGCCATCGAATCAAACCGCGAACCGTTCATCAAGGACGGCCGCCAGGTCGAGCGGCTGTTCACGGTGAAAGCGAAAACTTACGCCTGGCTCTGCAATCTCCGCGACAATGTGTAAATGAAATGAAACTCGAACGCTTCAGAGAACTAGCGGCCAACAAGAGACGCGTGCGCATCTGCCAAGTGGACATGGTGGAACTCTTCGAGGACATCTGTGCGCGCAAAGAGAAGCAGGGCGTCAAGCTCTGCAAGGAGCTCGCGCCGCCGGATCACGTGCCAGAGATCGAGATCCTGATCACTGACGACGTCAAGCCCGGCACCCTGGGCTAACGCAAAAGTGGTTGACGCCACCGAGCGCGGTATATACCATCCTCCCGAGGGAAGGTTGAAAACATACTTACTGAAGCTCGACGATTCGATCTTCAAGGCCTGGTCAGCCGCAGCGAAGCGCGCCGGTATGCCGCTCTCGGAATGGATCCGAGCGCAGTGCAACATCGGACTTTCGCGGGAGAAATTTGGCGATGAACTACGTCTCGCACATGACGCCGGAGGGACTGCTGGAGCTCGAGCTCCAGGACGGCGCGCTGGTGTGGCCGCCCGAGAGCACAGCCAGGGAGCTGTTGAACGCAGGCTCGCCGAAAAATCTGGACTGCTGCCGCCCGGCACCATCAAAGTTGTCGCTCATGATCCAAGTTGTCAGTGCGGCGTGTGCGCCTTTAAACGAAAGGTGCTAGGGAAAGGGAAGACCAAATGACAGTCGCAACCGATGCTCCACTCACCGAAGGACACTGCCAGGTGTGCAACCAAAAGTTCAAGCTCGACGAGATCGGGAGGATCCCGTGGCACAAAGAAAACGAGCACGCCCGGGGCAAGTGTTTGGGATCGCTGATAGCGCCACTCGAAAAAAAGGTGTAGAGCACGAGCACGCGATCTTCAAGGTCCGCACGCTCCAGGAAATCGAGCACCTGGGCTCCATGATCGAGACGATGTACGAGAACCCGGAGAAGTTCGAGTTGAGCGCCGACAACAGACTGCAGCACTACACGGCGCTGCAGATTCTTTACTGGGTGCGCGGGAATCCAGATATTCCCGACTACGTGAAACAGTTCGAAAGACTGCTCAGATCCCATGGGTTTGAGCCACCGTCTCCGATCAAGCCGATGTGAGGAACCATGCGACCAATTGATGGCGACAGAATGCGTTACCTGGAAGCCACTGCGCGGGAGATCGGTGCTGCTCTTGGTCGTGCGATTAAACGCCCTGGTCTCGAAGGCTGCGGATTCACGCTTCTGCTCTTCAGCTACGAAGGCTCTGAGATCACGTACATCTCGAGCGCTGAACGTGAGGGCATGAAGAAGACGATGAGGGAATTGCTGGCCAAGTGGGATGCCGGGGAAGCGGATACCACCTGGGCCGAGCGTAGTTAAATCAAATGAGGAGGCAGTCATGGACGAAGTGATGGAGAAAGTTGGAGCAGAACTCGGAAAGGTCGCCGAGGTCGAGAAGGTCACCCTTGCCTAGCTCGGCGAAGATGGCGTTGTCGGCGCAGATCACGGGATGTTCGAGATCCTGAATCCCACCGGCGACACCAAGCTGATCTGGGATCGCAGGAAGCAGGCCGAGGTCGACGCCGCGGAAGAGATGTTCGATTCACTCCGCAAGAAACGCTACCTGGCGTTTGAAGCTGTCGGCGAGGACGGCCGCAAGGGCAAGCAGATCGAGAAGTTCGATCCGAACATGGAGAGAATAATCATGATTCCGCCTCTTGTTGGGGGCTAGATGGCTTACTCGTTGAAGCGTCCCAAAGAGGAACGACGGCAGTTGCAAAACGCCAACGCCGCTCGCTATCGGGAGCGTCATCCAGATCGTCACGGTGAAAGCCAAAAACGATTCAAGGAGCGACATCCCGATAGACTCTTGGCCATGTACTCCAAGTACAACCGGAAACGTAGAACACAAATGACGCCCGAAGAGAAAAGAGCCAGAGTTGAAGCTGAAAACGAACGCAGGAAAAAGGTCCAACAAGAAGCGATCAGTCATTACGGTGGCAGATGTTACTGCTGTGGTGAGACGATCTACCTTCTTCTTTGCCTCGATCACAAAAATGGCGGGGGATGCCAACATAGAAAGGAGCTCAAGGGAATGCGATTAGCTCAGTGGGCGAAAAATCACGGCTGGCCAGACGTTCTCCGAGTCGCGTGCCACAGTTGCAATTTCGGAGCGCATCTCAATGGCGGGATTTGTCCGCATCAGATGGCGGTGAAGTAATGGCCACTTGCGCGAACGCTCTGTTCGACGCTGGCACGACTGCCGGTGCGTGGCAGAGCTGGAACAACTATTACGGTGGCACCACCGTGGTCAACCAGGCCACGAGCATCTGGCCCCAGTGGAATTATCAGTACGTCACAATGGGATCCCAGACAACGGACGTCTTCGTTAGCGGCATGGCCGATCAAGTCACCAACGGCGTGTGGGGAACCTGGAACACGATCTACTACCAGGGAACCAACATCGTCCCTCAGAACTGGATCTACTGGAACCAGCACTACACCCTGGGATCCACGCAGGCGATCCACGTCGTCGAAGGCTACCAAGAGCAGGTCTGGAGCGCGTGGAACGAAGAGTACGTTCCGAAGGCCGTGATGGCCGCGAATCCGATCCTCGCGAAAGAGCCCGACGCAGAACAGCGCGCCAAGCTCGACGAAGCGAAGCGCATCCGCGAACAGCAAGCTCGCGATGCCGAAGCCAAACGCGTGGCCGCCAAGAAGCGCGCCCAGCAATTGCTCAAGAGCACACTCAGCCGCAGGCAGCAGGAGGACTTCGATAAGAGCGGATCCTTCGAGCTCGAGGTCGGCCACAAGCTTTATCGCGTAATTCCCGGGCAGCGCGTGCAGCGTCTGAACCGACAAACCAAGAAAGTGGAGCGCTACTTCTGCATCCACACAGCCTACGATCACCCGGTCCCGCCCGAAGACACCGCGCTCGCGCAAAAGCTTTTGCTCGAGGCCGACGAGGCGCAGTTCCTGAAGATCGCGAACGAAAGCGCAGCCTAATGAAAGACCGCACGACGCAGTTCGAGAAAGACATCGCCGAAGTCATCAACAAACACTGCATCGAGAACGAGTCCAACACTCCAGATTTCATTCTGGCGCACTACGTCCGCATGTGCCTCGACGCATTTGTGAACGCCTCGCGTCGGCGTGAGAAGTGGTACGGCAAAAGCCTATCGATTGGAGGAAGTGATGATCACGAAAGCAAACCTGGAGAACTGGTTCACTTATCACAGCCCGACGCAGGACCAGCTCCCGAAGTACCAGGCGATTCGGGAAGCGGGGAAGGCGTTCGCTGAAGTTGTGGTGGCGAACACTCCACCGTCAGCCGATCAGACCGCGGCCGTGCGGAAGATCCGCGAAGCCGTGATGACCGCGAATCAATCCATCGCCTGTGGCGGTGAATGACTCGAGTGGAGTAGCGAGGCCGGGACATGGGTGCTTGGGAAGAATGGAATAAAGACCAGCACTTCTTGACCTGGTGGCAACGTCTCTGGGAGCGGCTGAAGGAGTTCCTATTCCCTCGGCCGCGCAACCAGGGAGATCTGTACTAAATCTGAGGAGGAAGAATGGCACGAGGGCAATTATTTCTGTACGCGATCCTGTATCACCCATCCCCCACAAAAGAGCAGCATGACCGCGGCGAGACTCCGAAGACGGAGATCGTCATCGAGCCAGATCACTTGCTCGCCGGAAACATCGAGCAGGCGCGCACGCTCGTCGGCCGCCTGATCCCTGAGAAATATCTCGACAAGCTCGAGGACCTCGAAGTGATCGTGGGCCCTTTAGTCGCCTAGCGCTGGGGCAACAGCAAGCAGCGCAGATCAAAGGTCCACGTCAAAACCTTCGCGTGGATCCAAATCGCGTGGATCCAAACAAGCTCGGTAAACCGTTCGATCCGATTGCTGACTCCGCGTTCTTCGCGAGCAATGTCAGCCCGGCGGCGGCGCTTGCCTCACCGCTTGTGACCGTCACGCGTGGCACCGCCACCAGCTACTCTGGATCCCAGGCGTATACTTCCAGGAAATGAACTACACCGAGAATGGGCGGCCGATCTACAAACGACTCGATGTCAAAGTGATTGTGGGGGACAAGACGTTCCCCCTTCACTATCGAGCAGCGTCTGGCAAATTCTATTCCCAGGAAGAGATCGACACCGAGCTCGAGCGCATCATCGATCACATCGACAAGAACTTTCCAAAGCTCGAGTTCCGCCAGGTGACCATCGTTCCAAACAGAGTCAACTTCATCGCGATAGGAAAGAGGAAAGAGCATGTTGAAAGGGCAATGGAGAAAAGCAGCAATCCGACAGAGAGCCAGGAATAAACAAATCGGGCCGTTGGGGAGGATCGCGCAGGATCTGGGGAACATGAACACCAGGCTGGACAATCTGGTGGAGCTCCTGCGGCCGAAGGATCGAGTCCAGGATCCATCGGAGCAGAACTACACAACGCCAGCGCCGAAGGAAACCTCGATGCAGGAAGTAGCGCGCCGGGTGTGCCACATGCAGGGCCATCACATCGGTCTGCCGGTGGACGAGATCCTGACGAAGAGGGCGACGTACGCGGGATCCCCACAGAAGGAAGTGGGACGTGAGCGCACGCTGATGTGCATTCGATGCGGAATGGGTCTCGCAGAGATCCGCGGAGAAAATTCGTAGTACACTCCTCACTGAAGTGCATGGGGAGCTGGAGGCTGTTGTCCTGGGAGGGAAGGCAGCCTCCGGCACAAAAACATGTTTGACAATCCAGATCTCAATCGAATCCGCAAAGCTATCGCTGACCTTCGCATGATGGGAATCAATCCGTCGGGCTTGGGCCGCGGTGTTGGATCGCTGCATGTGCCGACGCTCTGCGGGATCCCCATCACTCTGAAGGATTAGAGTTGGTCACACGTGCGACAACGCTCAAGCTCGAGGAAGTCAATCCGCGGCGCTCGCTGAAGATCTCCGACTTCTACAAGCCCTGGCCGAAGCAGGCGCGGTTCCACGCGCTTCGCACGAAGCACCGGCTGCAGGTCGGCGGATTCGGCAGCGGCAAATCGCGGCCGCTGCTGATGGAAGCGATCATGCACTGCGTCGAGTATCCCGGCACGAACTCGATCATTCTCCGCAAGACCATTCCCGATCTGAAGCGCACGGTGATCGACAAGTTCGAGGCCGATGTTCCGAAGGCCATGTACGAATACGGATGCCAGGAGCTCGGCACCTTCAACAAGTCCGATCACATCGTGTATTTCCCGCCGGTGAAAGATCTCGACGCCCTGGGCAATCCGATCATCGACCAGGTCACCGGCCTTCCGAAGACACTGCAGAGCAAACTCTATTTCGCGGCGTGTGATCGCATCGAGGACGTCGGCAAATATCTGTCGACGGAGTTCGTGTTCGTGGGCTTCGAGGAGCTCGGCGAATTTCCGTACCTGATCTACGACGCGATGGAAGGCCGCAATCGTTGCGCGATCCCGAACAGCAGGCCGTGCATGGCCGCGGCAACCAACCCGATGGGCATCGGCTGGGGCTGGATCAAGAAGTTGTGGATCGATCAGAAGCCGGTCTATGGAATGGATCCAGAGAAGTACAACCAGCGCGATTACGCCTATGTGCATTCCACCGTCGACGACAATCCCATCCTGATCAAGGACAAGAAGTATGTGGAGTCACTCGAGAAGTCACCGCTGCGCGAGAAGATCCGCTACGGAAACATCGAGACCGTCAGCGGCCAATACTTCGCGAACTTCGTCGAGCATCTGTACGTGCGGCCGCGCAGCGATTTCATCTTCGAGAATTTCCAGCCGGTGTGGGTGGGCTGGGACTATGGCTTCGGCCACTTTGCGGTCATCAACTTCATGACCAAGGCGATCCTGAAAGAGCTGCCGCCCGAAGCGCTCAAGAATGTCTCACTCGAGGAAGCACTCTTCCGCAAAGCGCCGCGCCTGGTGAACGTCACGATTGAAGAGATCGTGCTGCACGAACACACGCCCAAGCAGCAGACTGAAGCGCTGATCATGTCGATCCCGCGGCTGAAAGACGAGGAGGGCCACGATGCTGGATACGCCTGGGATATCGACTCTATCCACTTCTCTTGGGAGCGGTTCAATCGTACCGTGGAGAACCGAACAGTGGCCGATGAGGTGGGAGATTATCTCGCTGCGGCTGGACTGCCTCGTCCCACTCGATCCAACAATGATCGCATCGCCGGTTGGACGAAAATGTACGAGATGCTGGACATCGGAGAATGGTTCTTCCTCCAGGGCAAATGCCCGACGCTCGTTGAAGCTCTGCCGCTGCTTGTCCGTGGAGACGGCATCACGGTCTCCGCCGAAGATGTGGTCAAAGCGAAAGGCGTGAGCTTGATCGATGACTGCGGCGACTCGATGCGTTATGCTGTCGCCGGGTTCCTGCTTGAAGCTGGTGAGAAGAGCCGCGAACAGAAACTCCGCGACAAGCTGGCCGGTATCAAGGATCCCATGCAGCGCCACATCATTCAGTTCCGTGATTGGAACGAACGCAACGCTGAAGATCGGCGCGCTTCGCTTCCGGCCGGAAAGATCATCCCGAGCTGGATGCGCCGGGTGCAAGGACCGCAGCAATGAAAACGATTCATCCGTTGGACGTCATGGAGCTGGCGGCAAAGAATGATCTGACAATTCTCACCAAGCGCAAGCTCTCCTGGTGGGAGAGGCTGCGTGAGCGCTTTCGATCCGCACGCGGAGCTGATCTCGTCGAGATCGACGGCGTGATGTACCGGCAGGATCCGAACGCATCGAGGATGGACCTATGAGCTGGCGAGATTTCTGGAAGAGTTCGCGCGTCAAATGGCTCGAGAACGAGCTGGTGGCCAACAAACTTCTGCACAGCAATCAGATGCGAGATCTGCGCGAAGCCCACGATCTTGAGGTCGCGCGCCTGCAGTCGGTGCATGAGAGCGCGCGTGAGCTGCTAGAAAAGGCTCACGCTGATCACCTCCGCTATGTTATAGAAGAGAACCAGAAGCTTCGAGACGACCTGGATCGAACTCGTCTCTTGCTGAACCCTGCACTTCAGTCAGTGGAACTACCGAAAGAACGTACTGAGCCGCCAAAGCCGACAGAAGAAAGTGAGATCGGCACTCCCTGGCAGCGCTTACAGCGAAGACACGCGCACGAAATGATGGAGCTCGATAAGGCTGAACGAGCGAAGAAATCTGCTCCCATTCTTGTGCCGGTGGCTCCTGCTGTAGAGGGAGAACACGATGGCAGTGTACGCGAAGGACGGAACGAGGCACCACTCGGCCAGCCGGGCAAAACTACATGAGGAAAGCGGCGCGGCAGCCGCGGGAACAGGCAAGGGCAACAAAGCAGCTACCGAAAAAGTAAGTCCGATGCGAACGGCCGGTGCAAGCAAGGCTGGCCCGATGCATCCTGGCGGTCACCCCACTCCCACAGAAACCCCGATTGGAGATCACGTCGCCGAGCACGGCCCGGCGCACTCTCTGATGCACATGGAAGACGGCGGAACTCATCACGTCTCGAGCTATCACGGCGAGGCCAAGATGGGCGAAGACGATCATCCGCACGCGCATCACTCCCAACACAAAAGTCACGCGGCCGCGCACGAGCACATGGGTGAAGCGATGGGTGTCGCAGGCGGCGCAGAAGAAGAGCCAGGCGAGACGGAAGAGTCGCCCGACGAAGCCAACGCGATGCCGATGACCGGCGGATCGAAAGTTCCCGGCCTGGCGTAAGCCATGCCCTGGACCAACAGACAATTCCGCTTCCTGATGAGCAAGGGATCCCCGCTGACCCCTGCTGAAAAGGAAAAAGACAAAGCGGAAGCTCACGAGAATCCCGCGATGATCCACATGCGGAAAGGATCATCGCGGATGGCAGCGGCCTTTCGGAGAGCTCGTGGCTGAAAAGCAAATCAACGACGACGGAGTTCACGGCGAAAAAGGCACAGGCTACCAGGGACCTGATGACGGGCCGTTTCGCTGTTCCAACTGCGAGTACTTCAATCCCACCACTGACGGATGTCGCGGCGAAAGCATGAAGAAGTTGTCGGAACGAAGACGTCTGCCGAGCGGTGACGTCCTGGTCGCCCCGCAGGGTTGCTGCGTCTACTTTGAATCGAAGGAGAGTTGAAATGGCAGAGAGATGGATGCAAGGCGTCAAGAGCGGCATGAAGCGCCGCGGGACCGAAGGCGTGTTCAGCTCCGCGGCACATCGCGCCGGTGAGAGCACGCACCAGTTCGCGGAAGAGCACAAACATTCGAGCGGGAAAATCGGCAAGCGTGCGCGCCTGGCTCTGGCGTTCGCAAGCGCTCGCCATCACAAGGGCTAGTTGAAGGGCTTCGTCAAACTCGCGGAGGTCCCGTTCGTTTGGGACAAGCATCTACATCCGAACGTCTGCCAGATTGACTATAACGGCGTCTGGCACATTGGCGTCGGTACGGATCTGGATGAGTTCTTGTTCTACGTGAACCTCACCGACGCTGACAGAGAATTTTTGAAAGCATTGGGAGTTGGAGTCTACGATGGCGTTCGAGACCGAGAGGCATAACCTCACAGGCACCGACGAACTCGATCCTGAAACAGAAGAGACCGAGAAGGACGAGGACGAGAACGAGCAAGACGAACCGAAGTACGGCATTGGTGTCCTCGCCGGGCTCGAGTGGTCGCCTGTTCCCAACGCGAAGTTAACTGACCGCCAGAAAAACCTCATCAAGGATCTCATCAAGAAAGCGGCGAAGCGCGACTATCCGGCGCGTCTGATCGAAGTCATTCAGACCTGGGAAGCAGCGCTGTTCTACCGCGGCTTTCAATTCCTGCTCCCGCAACGTGGTGGCGGCTGGATCATCCCCGGTGAATCCACCGGCTACGGTCCAAGCATGCAGATGGATCTAGCGCTGTTGCCGACGAACATCTACTCGGCCAGGGCGCAGATGATCATCGCAGCACTCACGCGCACCGTTCCCAATGCTCGATTTGGTCCAATGCGCGGAGACTCGGACGCGCAGATCACCGCGGCTGAATCGGCAGAGAAGTTCACGAAGGTCATCGGCAAGAACAATGACCTGATCCAGATCCAGACAGACGCGGCGCGCTACCTCTGGACTGACGGACGATTCGCTTACTGGTCGCGCTACGTGAAAGACGGTCAGAGATTTGGTTGGGAAGAGGACGACGAGCCCGATGACTTGGTTCCCGAAAACGAGCCAGTGGATCAGCAACAGACGCCAATCGAAGGCGCTGCTGCTGCGGCTACGCCGGAATCTGCTGAGACCGCTGCAGAAGAGGAAGCTGCATCGGGAGAAACGGAAATAGAAAAGGAAGCGGCCGCGGAGAACGAGCAGGAATCTCCGGCCGAGGAAAAAGCGGAAGAAGAAGAGCCGGTCAAGCGCACTCCGCGCGGACAGGAAGTTCGCACCGCACACGGCAAGCTCGAGATCAAGCTCACGCCGATGATGGCCAACGAACTGAGCGAAGTCGATGTGTTGCAGTACGAGACCGAGGTCGACGTCAGCCGCGCTCGCGGTATGTGTCCATGGATCGCCGACGACATCAAGGCTTCGACGAACGCGCCAGCGGCCGCCGGAGAGATCGCGCGCCTGGCGCGCCAGAACGCCAAGCTGGGCATGCAATCGACGTACATCACGAGCGACTCTGTTGCCGCTGACGTCACGATCCAACGGAGCTGGATCCGTCCGTCGTACTTCATGGAGATGCAAGGATCGAACGAAGCCGAACGCGACGAGCTGATCGAGATGTTCCCGAACGGCTGCTACGTGATGATGATCGGCGAAGAGTTTGCGTTCGCGCGCAACGAGTCGATGGACGACTGCTGGGCTCTTGGCCAGGCGTATTCGGGTGACGGCCAGAACCGCAACGCGATGGGGACGTCGACGCTGCCGGTGCAGAAGCGGCTGAACAACTGGCTCGACCTGATGAACGACATCTTCGTTCGCACCGTCCCGAAGAAGTGGATGGACTCGAAGGCGTTCGCTGTCGATGCCATCAAGCAGCAGACCAACGTGCCGGGCGATATCGGCAGCTTTAAGCGCCAGCCAGGCACGCCAGTCGCAGAGCTGATCTTCGTCGAACCGGCCGTAAATCCACCGGCGAATCTCGCAGACTTCATCAAGGAATATTCGGGACCGCTTGCCGAGTTGCTGTCTGGAGCATACCCGGCGCTTGCTGGCGGTGACGTTGGGACGGCCGACTCTGGAGTCGCGATTGCTACTCAGCGCGATTCCGCTCTTGGCCGCCTCGCGCCAACCTGGCACAGCATGAAGAACGCTGAATGCACTTCGATGAAGCAGCTCGTGCGCTGGGCTGCGAAGTGCCGCGACAAGTCGATCAACGAACGCGTTCCCGGTGGGCAGACTATCACTCTCGAGATCAATGATCTCAAGGCCAACATCACGGTGTTTGCCGAGAGCGATGAGAACTTCCCGGAGACGTACACGCAACGGAAGAACGCGTTCATGCAGATCTTCAACGAGAGCGCGAAGAATCCGCAGCTCCAGGAAGTGCTCTACAATCCCGCGAACCTCGAGCTCGCGCAGAACATGACCGGCCTTTCGGATCTGATCATTCCGCAAGTGATCAGCTACAAGAAGCAGCTCGGCGAAATCGAAGTCCTGGTGAAATCTACGCCGGTGCCGAACCCGCAACTTGTCCAGGGCATGAAGAAACTCGCGCAGATGAAAGAAGCGCTCACGGCTGCTGGCGGCGATCTCTCGCAACTCGATGCGGCCGTCCAGGAATTGCAAGCGCTGCCGCCGGAAGTCTGCTCGATGCCCATCGACGCGAAGCGCGAGGACAACGACACAGAAGCGATGACCTGCTGGCTGTGGATCAACGGCGAAGAAGGTCGGCGCGCGAAGCGCTCGAACAAAGAAGGCTACGACAACGTATGCCTGCACTTCGACGAACATACTGCCGCGGCGCAAGCGAAAGCCGCTGCTGCCGGTGGACCGGCGAAGCCGCCGTCGACCAGCATCAACTACAAGGACGTGGCCATGGCCGACAAAGGCGCGTCCGATCAGATCTTGCAGAAGGCCGGGATCACTCCCTCCCCAGGCGCGGAAGCGCCTGCGCCGGTCCCGCCAGGCCCAGGAGCGAAACCTCCTGCGGCACCGATCCCTGCGAGCACGCCGCAAGGCGCGGGTGGTGTCCCTAAGCGCTGAAAGAAAAATCGGGAGGATGACAGATGGCAAGTTTCGTTCCAGGAGCTGGCGCAGGCTCCGCTGTTGCGGATGCGCCCGGTAACGTAGGTGGTGGTGGGGCTGGAGGCGCTGGTGGTGAAGGCGGCGGCGAAGGCGGCGGTGGAGGAGCTCCGGCAGGAATTGGTGAAGGAGCTGGAGATGGCGGCGCTGCAGGCGAGGGCGCTGGCGAAGGTGCTGGCGAGGGTGAAGCTGCCGGTGAACTCGAGATCGAAGAGCAGCCGGAAGCGGACGTCGACGCGGATCTTGAAGGCGTGGACACCGACGGCCGCAAGCTTGATCTGAAGACTCGCGAAGCGCTCGCAAAACTCAAGAAGACCGATCCTGAAGCCGCGAAGCGAATGGCTGGCACGTACTTCCGCGCCAACACCATCGTGAAAGAACTCGGCGCGACAAATCTCAGCGAAGCGATTGTCAAAGTCCGCGACATGACCGCGACACTCGAAGCGCTCGGCGGCGAAGAAGGGATCCAGGAGCTCCAGGGCGAAGTCGGCGACTATCGCAAGGAGATCGAGCAGTTCGCAAAAGGAGATCCGGCGCTTCTCGAAGAGCTCAACACCTCGAACCCGGAAGCGTTCGGCACTGCGATCACTAACGGTCTCGAGATCCTGAGCAAGAATCCCGAGATCTTCAACAAGACACTTTTCCCGTACATGATTCCGGCGCTCGAGAAAGCCGGAGTGACGGGATCCATCAAGAGCCTGCTCGCGTTGATCAAAGACGGGAAGGGCCAGGAAGCCTTCGATCTCACGGCGCAGATCGACAAGTGGCTCGCGGACGGAAAAGCGTTCGCGGACAAACAGAAGATCACGCGCACCGAACGCGATCCGGCGAGAGAAGAACTCGACAGGCGCAGGCAAGAACTCGATCAGCGCGAGAAGACCAACTTCGAGCAGGGCGTCGGCGCGGATGTGAACAAGTTCAACAATACCGCGACTGCGAAAGTGGTCGAGCCATTCTTCAAGCAACTGAACCTCAAGCCGGAGGGCCGTCGCGAGTTCGTCAACGCGCTGAACTCCCGCGTGTGGGCGGCGATGAAGAAAGACGCAGCGTTCCAGCGGAATGCGAATGCGTTGATGGACAAAGGCGATGCGGCCAGGGCCGCGCGGTTCATTCACTCAAAGTTTGCCGAACTCATGCCCGGCGAATTTCGCAAGCTTCGCGATGCCATGTATCCGAACTTCGGAAAGATGGCAGTCAAGAAGGCACCGGCCGCGGCAAACGGCGGTGCTGGAGCAGCAAGCGGCGGCGGGAAAGGCGCTGCCGCGGGTGGTGCTGCTGCAGGCGGCGGAACCGGCGACTTCAAGATGGTCACTGCAAAACCAACTCCCGATCTCATCGATTGGTCGAAGACCAGCGAAGAGATGTTCCACATCGGCCGCGGGATCGGCAAAGCGATCCTGAAAGACGGCCGCAAAGTTCAGTGGGATTGGGCGAAGATCTGAAGTAGAATCGCATCGACGTCGGCCAAGAGGTCACGTCGCGGTGTCACACACAGAGTGGGGTCCTGCAGATTTGCGCCATAGGTGGTTCGACCATCGCGTGATCGAGGGTGGGCCCCACTTTTTTATTGTTTCCGTAACATCCGCAGAGTAGGATCACTTCGTGTTCGACCACGAGGACCGCAAAACTCTCCACAAGATCTTGCACGAGGTGGAGTGCATCCACGAGGATGTGAAGCGGCTTCTTCGGTATATCGCCCTTCACAAGATCGACTTCATTCAAGTCGGGGGGAACCCAATGAACTATTCGATTCAAGCTGGAAGCAGCGGGACGTTCCAGGCGGTGTTCACGCCTCCGAACGGAACGCAGGCCCCAGGAACTTCGCCGAGCTGGAGCTGCAGCGATCCGTCAATCGGGCTGACTCCATCGGCCGATGGCACGTCTGTCGTCGCCGCGGTGCCTGCGAGTAACACCGCAAGCTTCACGCTGACGTTGAGCGCGACATCTTCGGATCCGACTCAGGGAGTTTCGGGAGTTCTGACTGCTGTTCACACGATCACCGTGACACAGCCGCCTCCTCCTCCGACGCCCCTGACCGGCGTGGACTTCGTCCAGACGGCCGGTTAACGAATTGTCGTCAGGGCGGCGACAATAGTCCTGGGAGCATGGTGCCTCCGCATTTGCTCCCGGGACTCCTTTTATGCTTTTTCTAAAGAACAACGGGCCGCGGCCGCCGTGGTCTGATGGTCAGATCCTTTGGGCGATCCTCGTCGCGTGGCTCTTCCTGGGCTTCACGAAAATCGTGGCGTGGGCGATCTACGGAGGCTACGAAGCCATCGAGACGTTCACGAGTCCGCTCCATCACTGAAATTCTTGTTGCGCGCCGCAGTCGTTCGTCGTACGCTCTCATTCGTAACAGGGGCGTCGTGGGATCAGATCCACGTTAAAAACGGAAATCACCTCTGCATTGATCCAAAGAACATCGGGTCGCTCGAAAGTTCGCGTGCTTGACTGCGCGTGAATCGCCAACGTGTAGCGCTCGGGTCGCACACACAGTTGAGCTAATGCAGAGGTTCCCGAAATGGCCAATCCTTTGGCAGAAGCGGCCGTAGAGGCCGTTGAGCTAGAAAACTTCGCAAAAGGGATCCAAGACCTGGTTTTTAAGGGTCACACCGTCTACAACTTCATCAAGAAAAAGAGCAAGACGTTCCCGACCTCCGTCACCACCCAGGCTGGCGGCGTGTCGCGTCCGTCGTTCCGTATTCCCGTCCGCATGCAGTCTGGTGCGGCGATCTTCCAGGCCACCGGCAACGGTGATGCCCTGGGGCGCGGGACCGGTTCGCTCTGGATCTCTGGTGATATCTCTCCAATTGGACTCTTTGCCGGATGCGAGATCACGTATCTCGCCCGAATCGCAACCCAAGGCCCGAAGCGCAGCTTGATCACGCTTCGCGCCGAAGAGCTGAAGAACTCGTTCAACTCTTTCATGCAGGGGCTCGACGCTCAGTTCCTGAGTGACGGCTCCGGCGCAATCCTGCAGATCCCCTCGACGGCAACCGTGACTAACAACACTCTGGGCGGCTCGAACCCGTCCTCGATTGTTGGACTCGGCGGCCAGGCCAACCAGTTCCAGGAACAGCAAGTGATCCAGATCTTCCCGACGGAGGGCGGCTCCGCGAGGACCACTCCTTCGACGGCGACGGTCTCGTACGTGGACGGCGCGAACGACACGGTCTATTTTTCGACGGCATTGCCGACGAATACTGCGGCCGGTGACTTCGTGATGATCCAGGGATCCACTGGCGCTGCGAACTCCGGCCTCGCTGGGATCTACACCTATCAGATCGCCGGAAACACCGGCACGATCCTGAATCTTTCGCGCTCGACTTATCCTGGGCAACTGTCGACGCCGAACATCAACAAGAACACCCAGGCGATCACGACCACCGATGCGTACAAAGCGGAGATCTTGATCGGCCGCGGCCTCGGTCCCGATCACGAAGCTGTCGCGGACTTCGAGTGGATCTGCGGTCCTGACCAGGAACTGGCAGTGACCCAGCTCTACACGAACGTGCTGCAACAGAACTACGTGCCACCCGGCGACAAGGCCCTGGATATGACCAAGCGGCACATGAGCCCGACTTACGGTGGACGCGCACTGAACGTGAGCTACACCGCGAAGCAGGGGCGCATGGATGCAATCTGTCCCGAAACGTGGGGCATAGTGGAAACGGTCGAGCCGTCCCTGTATGACTTCGGAGATGGCGTTACTACAATGCCAATCCCCGATTTCGTTGGCCAGGGCTCCTATTTGACCTCTTCGATCTTTTTCTACAATGCATTTTTGAACCTGTACAACAGCAACATGAAGGCTGCTGTGTACATCAGCAACGCTGCGGTTCCGAGCGTCACTTCTTAAAACTCAAAAACGGTGAGGTGCTCTGTCCAGAGCGGGGGAGCGGGGTCAAAAGCTCTGCTCCCCTTTTTTAAAATCAGGTGATCGATGATCGACAAACGAAGAGTGGATGAAGATGGGCGAACTGCGCTGGCTGAACAGGAAGCCCCGAAGTACAAAATCGAACCGCGCAACGAGTGGGTTTTGATTCGTCAGCACAAGCCACAGGAAGTGAAGACCGAAGCCGGTGTGGTCATTCCTGCTTCTGACTTTTTCCTGATGGGTGGAACGAAACACAAGCAGCGCGGATTGGTAGTGGCGGCAGGACCGAAGAGCGATCTGAAACCAGGCGACATGGTTCTGTTCACCAACTACTCGATTGATATCGAGGATCTCGAAGAGCTGACCGGGGATCCCGAGCTCAAGCTGGTTCGCGATGAGGAAGTGTACACGCGAGTCAGAGCATGCCAAGAGTAGCTCCAGAAACGCGCAAGTGTCCCGCGGAATTTCAGGCTCGCATCACGCGGATGTTCGGGCGCAACGAGTTTGGAGATCCCCACTTCAAAATCGTCTGGGGCCAGTCAGAGTTCATCCGACTCGGCACTACCTGGCGCGACAAGTTCGGAAACGAACGTCGCGGTTACAAAGATCGTTACCAGGTCGGCGGCGGTCCAGCGTGTTGGGTGATCATGCGCTGGCACTCACCATTCGAGTACGGATCTCCCGCGGCGTACTACTACAACAGCCTGCTTGAGGGCATGTCCGTCGTCGAGTACCCGTGGAAAGGCCGTTACGAACCCGTTCATCCGCTCCAGAGCAAGGAGTACATCAACGGGCAGCTCGTGATCGAGCACTTCCCGCTCTCGCATCTTTTGATCGACGCCATCATTCCGATGATCCAGATCTACGCGGCGCTGTCCATTGAAGAAAGACAGATGGCGCGCGAAGCAACCAGGCTCGCGGAAGAGAAAGCGCAGACCGAGTTCATTGCCGATTTGCTGGAGGAACACGCACCGAGGTTCTGGGGCCCCACGGTGTCCTACACGCGAAACGGATTCAAGAGTTCGGTGCTGCAAAAAAAGATGGATCAGATCCAGGCGGTATGGGACCGCTGGTGTAAAGGTGGCCGCGCACCGGTGTTCGCTCGCGGAATGCAGCAGGGTCGAGCTCCAAGGCCCATCTAAAAATCGGGGAGGAAGAACGAAATGGCAACACCGAATCTACCACTCACCGCAGCGATGGCGCGCGATCAGCGCGAAGCGAAGCGGCAGGGATATGCGATGCAGGAACGCGCCAATCATGGAGAAGTGCTGCTCGAGACGCAGGACATGCTGCGCGAGCCAGGCTACGTGATTTACGTCTACAACCTGCTCGAGCGCGATCATTGGGTTCACCAGACCGGATTCCATCTGCACATTCCGGCGTGTCCGCGCGGTCAGAAGTTCGCGTACACGACTCTTCCGGCATTCAATCGCGAAGTCTATCTGAAGCCGGGCTCGACGGAGTATCAGTACAAGCTCGTCGACGGACGGCGCGCCGCGATGTCGCTTTTGAATCCCGCATCTTTTCCCGGCACGAACTGGGACAGCCAGCTCGGCAGTTGGACGGCCGAAGATCAGCAGGGAAATAACCTGAACAACTACGGCTGCTTCTGGTCGCTGACCAGGCCGGATGAAACCGAAAAGCTCGACAGAGAGATCAAGATCTTCCGCGAACGTGCCAACAAAACCATGCAGGCTCTCGTCGCGGCCGCTGAACAGTTTGCCGCGGCCAACGACCTGAAGAGCATTTCTCCGCTGATGCACTTCGCGATGGATTACTTGGGGAAGGCCGCACCGTGGCACATGGCCGCGTACCACATGGTCAACTGCCCGAACTGCGGCGAGATGGTCCGCGAGGGAATCGCTTACCACCGCAATGCGTTTGGCGAGAAGTGCATCATCGATCCCGAACGCTACAGCAAGATCGTGGTGGCCTCGACTCCATCCGCACCAACTCCCGCACCGGCACCGGTGGCAGAAGCACCGGCACCGGCTCCCGTTGCTGCTGCTCCAGCGCCAGTGGTCGAAGAGACCGCTGTCGAGGAAGAGCAGCCCGTGGAAGTTTCCGCGGATCCCGCTCCGAAAGGGCGGCGCAAGTAACGATCTTCCTGGTGGCGGCTCCGTATCCTCGTGTTTTAGCCGCTCCCAATGCGCGGTTTATTGACCCGATTCACGTCGGCGCAACCGTCACCAGGTCGCAAGTTTGTGAGGGATCATGCCCAACGTACAACCGATAGTTTTCCCGGTTCTCGAGGACGTCATGAACCTCGCGCGCTCGATGGTCAACGACATGTTCCCGGGCGTTGGTGGAGTGAACGGCCGGGTGCTGACCGACACCGCGCCTTTCACGCTGCCGTATCTCAACTCGGGGATCAGCTACATCACGCGCAAGCTTCGCAACGAAGGCGTGACCTTTCCGATCATCGACGGGTGGGTGCTGCACGCGATCCCGCCGGTGGTGCAGGCCGATCCGTCCGTCTTCGTGAACATCAGCTACAACGGCTATAACAACGGCACTCAGAACTTCGCGACTCCGAAGCTGCCCGGCGACTGCTACCACATTTACGAAGTGCGCCAGCGGGTCACCGGATCGAATCTTCCGTTCACGCTCGTCACGCAACCGAACTCCGGTCTGTGCTCGAGCTATCAGAACCAGTGGTTCGCGCAGTGGGAGACCCGCGGCTTCGCGCTGTGGCTGAACGGATCTCTGCAGACCATGGACCTGATGCTTCGCTATCAGCAGCTCCAGCCGCCGATCAACACTCCGGCCGCGGACTTCCCAAACACGCCGGTGTACATCATCGATTGCACTGACGCGCTCGCCGCGCACGTCGCGGTCATGTACGGCAGCGCTCGCGGCGCGAATCCGCAGGCGATCAAAGACAAGCAGGACTACCGCGACGACTGCATTTCGGACATGGCGAACGAGTACATCCGCCGCGGCCAGACGGTCAGTCACCAGCGGCAGTCTTACCAGGGCGGTGGATCTGAGAACACCGGCAACACGAATCTCGGCACGACAGGGACGGTGGGCTAATGTCTGTCTTCTATCGCACGCAGGGATCGATCAACTCGGCGCAAGGACCGGCGCTCGACGGCGTGTACATCTACATCTGCTC